GACTGGCTCGGTTTACCATTATTTTACTTTGAACCCCAAATAGGGTATAATAATTGAACTGGTAAAAGCCAGTATTACATCTATGTTTAATATAATGAGGAAACACAATGAGTAAGAATACTAACTCGCAGAAAGAAACCGTCCTGAATGCCCTGAAAAACGGCAAGACTCTGACGACCGCCCAAATCACCAACAGCTACAAAGTCACTTCGGCTTCTGAAGTCATCCGTCAACTTCGTTCGGAAGGCTATGCTGTTTACACCAACACTGATAGCAATGGCAAAACCACCTATCGTCTTGGCACCCCAAGCCGTCGCATGATTGCTGCTGCTTACAACGCTGGCGGTTCTACGCTGTTTACCCGCAACTAATACTTAATAGTTGTTAAGAAATGGGGGAGGTCAAACTCCCCCTTTCCTATAAATAATTTCTCGTCCAACCAAAAAAGGAAATGCGATGACTTTTATGAAGAAATCGGTTATCCTTGCTGTTGTACTAGCAAGTCTGACTGTAATAAATCAACGAAGTGCTGATGCAAAACTTTTAGATAATGACAAACTGTTTCAAGAACTAACACCAACCTTTCCAATTACTAACCCAGTCAAATCTAAACCAATCAAAGCGTTATCCAAGAGTGACATTGCCTGTTTAGAGGCAGTAATCTATAATGAAACCAGAGGTAACAAAGCACAGGGTGCTATTCTCGTCGGAGCGACAGTCTTCAATCGCGCGAATAGTAAATACTATCCAAAAACAATTTGTGGTGTAGCATACCAAAAAGCGCAATTTACTAATGTTCGCAAAGTAAAACCGCACCACATCAACAAACAAACTAGGGATGTCGTTCAAGAAATCATCGAACGATATGAAAACGGTACATTAAACAAACGTGTTATGTACTTCCACAATACATCTGTAAAACCGAAATGGTCTTACAAAAAGAAGCGCGTAGCAAAAGTAGGAGCGCACATTTTCTATGCTAGATAAACTTGAAAAGAAATTTGATGCCAATACATTTGCTATGGCAGTAGAAAGCAAAGTAAAAATGGGGATGGGCTATCTCGAAGCCATCCTCTCTTTCTGCGAAGAGAATGACATGGAACCAACAGCAATTGGGAACTTGGTCAAAAAGTCTGACGTGATTAAATCGAAATTAGAAGCTGAATGTCGAGATATGAATTTGTTGGAAAGAACTGCAAAATTACCATTATAATTAAAGGAATATATTATGAGCGAAGAAACAACTGTTATTGATTCGAGTGAAGAAGTAAGTCTACCGCAACCGAAGAAGCGTGACCTATTCTTTACAAAGCAGGTCGACCAAGACAGCATCGCTGCTCTAACCGAAAGTATTCTTGCTATCGAGAAGCATGACAAATATATCAAGAAGCTGTATGCGCTTCACAATCTTGAATATTCACCACGTCCCATTAACATTTACATTGACAGCTATGGTGGTATGGTCTACCAGTGCTTCGGTCTGTTGTCAATCATGCGTGAATGTAGCACACCGATTCATACAATCGTGACTGGTACAGCTATGAGCTGTGGCTTTCTGATTGCTATTAGCGGTCATGTTCGTTCTTGCTATGCTGATTCTACTCACATGTACCACCAAGTTTCGACTGGTATCATCGGTACACTGAAAGAAGTAGAAACAGAATTCTTGGAAGCATCGCGCTTACAAGATCGCATCGAAGATATTACTCTTCGTCAAACTAAGATTACTCCTGAGAAATTAGAAGAAATCTACAACATGCGTCACGACTTCTATATGTCGTCCGAGGAAGCACTTACTCTTGGTTGCGTTGATAACATCATCGGAACCATCCATACTCCGAAGACGAAGAAGCCAGTATCACGCAAAAAGAAAGAAGCATAATTTTACTAACAACACATTTTAGGGTATAATATCATTATGAATATATTTGCGCTTCACCTAGAACCTAAAACGTGTGCCGAAATGCACGTGGACAAGCATGTTGTCAAGATGATTCTTGAGTATTCGCAACTGCTTTCCACGGCGCATCGTGTCCTAGATGGGCAACAGTATGTTGATGATTCCAGCGGACGACGTATCAAACGCTGGAAGCTAGACAACAGTTTCGCTGGTGACAGTTTGCTTTACAAAGCCACACATATCAATCATCCTTCCGCTATCTGGGCGCGAGAGAGCAAAGCCAACTATCAGTGGCTCGCTTATCTGCTCGTCGAGTTGTGTAAGGAATACACTCACCGCTATGGTAAGGTACACAAGTGCGAGGAAATCGGACTTGTCAAATGGCTTGTAAACTGCATCCCAGAAAACATTGCAACCAAACCATTCACTCAACCTACACCTGCGATGCCAGACAAATACAAAGTCAAAGGTGACTCTGTAAAATCCTATCGCAACTATTACATCGGTGATAAACAGCGCATGGCTAGTTGGAAGAAACGACAAGTGCCAGTGTGGTGGGCATGAGAGTGACACCGTTTGAATGTTACAGCACCTATCTAGCACTCAAGACTCATTTCTCTTCACCGAGTTATGACTATCACCGCTATGGTGGTAAAATGAATTTGAAGGAAGATACATTCGAGGTTCGCCGAGATAAGTATTTCTTCATGAAACTTTCCAAGAAACCAGAGCCGTTCGAGTATTTGTTGGCAAACATTTCCTCTCGCGGTACTAAAGCATGGATCGGTGATATTATCGATTCATCTGGCGAGGAAACCTATCTGGCATGGAAGAAGCGGAAGGAATCACTTTCGTACAACTTCAAGTCAGAGTTGTCCAATTTGAAGGATGAGTTGGATGACAACCTAGTTATGGATGGTGGCAATCATCCGTATCTACTCAGGTTGTATCTCCTAAAGGAGTTTAGCTTGGATTCTCTTTGTATTATGAATACTGTACTCAACTTTGTTCCCTACTGGGATAAAAACATCAGCGAGTATGACCCAACGTGGAAAGAAACCAAACTTCTCATCAAAAAGTACACACCGTTCTTAGAATTCGACAAAGCTAAGATGAAAGAGATAATTGATAGTCGATTTGACATATAAATAGTCAACTATATTATGAACATGTGAAACCGTTAATACACCGTCAATACAAGGAACATACTTATGACACAATCGTTCGAACAATTAAAACGCAGTCGCCAAGATTCATTCAGCAAGCTGACCGAACAGCTTGAGAAGTTGAATGAAAAGAAAACCTACGCTAAGGATGACTCCAACTACTGGAAGCCTGAAGTAGATAAAGCTGGTAATGGTTTCGCTGTAATCCGTTTCCTACCTGCACCGCAAGGTGAAGATGTACCTTTCGTACAAATGTTTGACCATGGTTTCCAAGGTCCGACTGGTAAGTGGTATATCGAAAACTCTCTGACCACTATCGGTGGCAAAGACCCAGTAAGCGAACTCAATTCGCAACTCTGGAATTCAACTAAGGATGATGAACATCCTAATCGCCAACAGGCTCGTAAGCAAAAGCGTCGCTTGTCCTATATCGCCAACGTCTATATTGTAAAAGATCCAGCCCATCCTGAAAATGATGGCAAGGTATTCTTGTACAAGTTCGGCAAGAAGATCTGGGATAAGATTCAGGCTGTAATGTATCCTGAGTTTGAAGGCGACGAAGCAGTCAACCCATTTGATTTGTGGGAAGGCGCAAACTTCCGTCTGAAGATTCGTCAAGTTGCTGGCTATCGCAACTACGATCAGTCGCAGTTCGATCCGAAGAGTCCGTTGCTTGATGATGACGCGAAGCTAGAATCTGTCTGGGCTTCTGAACACAGCTTGAAGAAAATCGTCGATCCGTCGAACTTCAAGTCGTATGATGAGCTGAAAGCACAGCTTGACCGCGTTCTAGGTGCTGGTGGTGTTGCTGGTGCAACTGCTGCTGACACTGATGAAGAAGTCGCCGAGTACGTTCCTCGCGCGAAAGTCGCTGAAGCGCAATCTGCTCCAGTAGCAGATACTCCAGCTTCTGATGAAGATGATGATTTGGATTTCTTCCGAAAATTAGCTGGTTAAAAGAAAGGGAGCTTCGGCTCCCTTTTCTTTAGGTATATGCTTTACTGAATCCACTGAACCCAGCATTTCCTCTACTGCCGAGACCAGCTCGTTCTGCGTGTGGTGCTTGATTCATATTAGTGGTTGATCGAATATTATTTGGTGCATTTACAACTGTTGTATTGTTTACAGCTGGTGCAGGTGCCGCTGGTGGTTTGGCTTTTGCTTCTTCAGTTTTTCTGTTAAGTTCTTCTGCTCTGTTTGCGGCTGGAGCTGGTACTGCTTTTGGTACTGCAGATGCTTGTGGTACGCCAAGTAATTCTGATGCTAGGCTTTCACTATATCCTGCATCTGTTATAATTTTTTTGGCTTCTTTTACGGTGGTTACACCTTCCAATTTTTCTGCTATATCTTCGCGCCCACCTTTCTTTAATTGTTCTTGTGCTGAACCTATTGCTTTTTCTTCGTCTACTGGCTTTGGACCAGATGGTTTTTTTATTCCTAACCAGCTTAATAGAGTGTTACCAAACGGAACAGCTCCCGCCAGCTTTATTAAAACTTCGCGAATCGCTTTTGTGATGTCTTCCCAGATGTTAGAAACAAAATCACCGACATTGCTAACATTATCAAGTGCTTTGTCGAAGTTTTTTCTAATTACACTAGTTTCATCAAATAAATCAATAAATCCTACGATTGGATTTAAGAACCCGACATATTTGTCTAAGAATTCTTTAAAATTAAACTCTTCAACTATCTTCGCTGCATCTTCAAGTCCAATCAAATCTAAAAGACCAGAAAGAAGAAATTGTCCTATATCTACGAAGATTCCTAATAAGCCATTAATAAAACCAGTGGTGACTCCTGCTAAAAGACCTCTAAATCCCCCGACAATGCCACCTTTTTCGAATCCTTCGATTGCTCCAGTAATACCACCGAATAGACCTTCGATAGCACCCATAACAAGCGCAAGGATTCCAGACAGTTTACCAACAGTTTTCACCAATCCCAAAAGTCCTTTACCAAATCTAGCAAGCATACCGCCACCAGCAGCCACTTCAGTAGTTGCGACTCCAGTACCAATGGTTGTCCCGACTCCTTTAGGAATACCTTTTTTACCTTTACCTGCGACTCCGCCAATTCCTTGAGTTGCGATTATAGTAGAACCAGGAGCCATGATTGTTTTTGGACCTAAGAACATGTTCTTAATCCAATTTTTCGCCAATAGCAGTAGAAACTTACCACCAATGTATGCAGCCAGACCGATAAGAGCAGCCTTTAATAAATCTAGTGGTTTGGTAAGATCGATAAAACTTAATACGAATCCTAATAGAAATGGTACCAGAACTGCTGTAATTATTGTCAATAATCTCTTGAGACTACCAAAGTATTCGTCAAACAATTTCCCAAGCGGACTTTTTTCTTGCTCGCCTTCGCCTAATTTAGCTTCTTTTTCTTTTTCTTTTTCGGCTAGTCTATTCTTGGTTTCTACACGCGCTACATCAAGATAAGCGTCCATGCCTGCATACATAATTCCTTGAGAGCGCATCACAGCAACCATATTATCTGCTATGTTTTTAACAACACCGAGAAGATCTGTAAGGACAGCGAGTTGCACTTTTTGAGTGTCAACTGATATTTTAATATCTGTTGATTTCTCATCTTCTTTTACTGGACGCCCTTGTGAATCAGTAGCGATTGTTGGTAGCGGTTTGGTTGCCATTTATTTTCTCTTTGATTGTTCTTTTTCTTTTTCTAAATGTTTCAGTAACATATTAACGTAGATATCTCGCTCGAATGGTAGCCACTCATTGATATCTTCAAGAGAATACTTGTGATGCTGCATCAATGCAAAGTTAAGTTCGTAATAATGCGGTAGGGACATATACCCTACCATTAATCGAAAAAACTTTGAATACCCTCTAGCGTAATCATTTTCTCGACGCCATCTTTTGTTTTATACTTTACTTCTGCATATACTTTTGGCATAGCGTCGAAAAACTCTTTAATCTTTTGAAGTTCCTTAACACCCATAGAAAGAACGAATTCTTCCATATCTTTTTGCGAATATTCTGATGTTTCAAATACTTCTTCACCTTGATAGATTTGTTCAATGCAAGCAATCATGGTTCTCAGCATTTGAGTGGTTTCGTCTACCTTTCCTATCTTTGCAATAACATCAAAAGTAGGATAGTTCATGAAGACCGAAATATCATCAGTTAATTTGATTAATCTTTCTGGTTTCATTTTTGATACCATTAATTTATCAAGATCAACTTCTACTTCATATATCTGTCCATCGTCTTCGTCTTTTACTCTTGCTGCAACAATATTAGAAACAGATTTAGATCTAATGTTCAGAAAGAAATATTCTAAGTCGAATGAACATAATTTGTCAACATCAATTTTATCCAAGCAACAGTTATTTACGATTGCTTTGTATGCATTTATCGTATCTTTTATATCATCACTTTCTTTTGTGATAAGAAGAATCTTTTCTTCAGCTACGGTAAATGGTCTATAACGAATCTTTTGACCCGACGATGGAATCTCTAGTTCAAAGATAGGTTGTTTAATTTTGGGTAAAGCCATTGTATTTCTCCAATCAGTCAATCAGTAATTAAGGGAATTTTCTAATATTATTCAGGTTCTGTTTGATAAATCTTGTTCCAGAGATAATCTTATTAACATTATTTATAGTGTCGATTGCGGTTCTGTTGTTGCCAAGGAATGGTAGCAACGAGTTTGTGGTATTGAGAATACCATCTGCTCTCTTGAGAATAGTTAAATTAGTCTTAAACTCATTAATCTTCTGTGCTGTATCAGCAATGGTACCAATAAAGTTTGCGGTGCTGTTTAGGAAATCAGAAATATCCTTAGCATCCTGGTCGACTCTGGTTGGCGTATCATAAGGAGAGCGAGTGTTATAGTATTTACCATCAACAGCTTCTAGGCTCAACTGACCAAATCTATATTCTGTTGTTCTGTACGCAAACGAAACATTAATTCTCAAAAACTCGTCGCCATTACCCCAATCTAATGAAACTGGAAACCCCATCTGTATAGGATATGCTTCTACTAGCTCGCATTCGATTACCGCCATAGAATTACTTTCATTTGAAGAATCAGCATCAGCAGCATTTTCTGTGCCGACCATTTGATTCATTACATATATCTTTAAATCTTTGCAAGTATAGTCGTCTTTATATGCGACTCTGTGTTTATTATTAGGAAATTCCTTACCAGTGTTTATAACTTTGGAAAGCCACTTATCAAACAGTTGTAACGCTGCAGCGTTTCTGGCATCAATATAAAAAGTTAATTCGATTTCGTCATATAATACATCATATGGCATTTTTATTACTTGGCCATAACCATAAGGTCTTTGTTCAGATGTAGCAATTCTTCTCCCAGGAAGATTTGTAGCAGAGCATAACATAGCTACATCGCTAAATCCATCGACTGGTGGAGTAAACTTCACATAAAAATTAGAACCCTGAATTAAACCAACTTGTAAGAATTTACTTACGAAAGTATCTACGCTAAAGCGATTAAGTTCTTCTGCCATTATACTTTGCTCCTGCTATCTTTCCAAACTTTCTCTTTGGTAGCTTTCTTGAATTGTTCTGTTGGTAGAAACACTGTCATATCCCATTGTTCTGGTGGAACATAGATGAACGAAGAACGAGTGTGTTCGTAAAGGTAATGCTTAAAACAAGGAGCAAATAATTTGTAACGACCTGCTCCCGATAATAGTCTGTATGTCAAACGAAGACGAGTTGTTTCGTCTTTCTTTTCAGTATTGACTCTCAACTCGTATAGAGCGTCCAATAATCTAGCTCTTAGGATCGGTGGAAGATAATGTAAGTTTAGACCATAAAATCCATCTTGGGCAAACTGAACAGGAAAGATTAGCGGAAAGCGGTCGTAGTATGGAAGTTCTTTCTTTCCTTTTGGGTCATACAAGAACATATACATTCTGCCCATCTTTACACGTTTTCTTTTGTTTTCTGATTCATTAATAAACTTAGAAGGAACGACTGTATTTTTACCAATCTCGGCATATTTTGATCTTAACCATGTAACAGCTTTTGTAGTGTGTTGCGAAATATCAACGCCAGCTTTCGTAGCGTCTTTAACCAACCTTGTGTAAATATATGCTGACATTAGCCGTTTAATTCCTTCTCTGTAATAATTTGAAACTTCCAACCGCGATCTTTACAATACTCTTCCGCAGCTTTCCACTTCGACTGATTCTTACCCCAAGTCATAACTTCGTTGATATATCGTCTAGTTCTTCGCTGCTGTTTCTTAGGTTCGCGCGTCTGAGCTAGTGGTTTAATCTCAACAAGTATGCTTTCTATTTTGCCATCTGGCGTTTTCTTTCTAAACCAAAAGTCTACGAAATATCGATGCATCTTGTTGTCTGTTACGCAGCGATAAGGAACTACAACTTCCTCCGAGTTCCACTCAATTACATCAGAATGAGTGTCAAGAAAGTTCATAAACTTTAGTTCTAAACTTGACCTATAAATAACTTTGGTCGGGTCACCCTTATATTTAGCTGGGTTCTTGACCTTGTATTTTCCCTTCCATGCCATTTTATCGCCTAAATAAAGAGTATAATCAACAAGGTATTTATATGACTAGTACAGGACCAAGATCAAGAGGTGGCGCGCGTGGCAAAAATGTTGCGACGCAGGATATCGACAGAGCGAGAAACGAAACACAAGTCGCTAAATCGATACAATTCTTGACTGACCAAGGCAGCAATCATTACAGTTTTCTTATTAAACCTGTAAAAACAAGCTATACAAAAGCTGGTAACGAAATTAGTAAGATACTTAAATACAATGCAGAAGCCGCCGCAAAAACGACCGAAGAATTACAGAAAGATCAAACTCTTAAAGATACAGCAAAACAAGAAGCACAAAAAACTGCAAATGTTTTTTTAGATACCTTTAGACCAAAACTTCTCACTTCCCAAGAAGTAAAAACAGATACGTATATTTCTCTTCCGTTACCAGCGCAGATACCAACAGAATCATTAAATATTGAATATTCTCTAGATAAACTTGGTATTGCTGGAGCAGGATATAGTCTCGGATTGGAAGTGCAAGATTCATTTGGTACCGATGGCGCGTTGGCGGCAGCTCGTGCAGGAGATTATCTTGCTAGAACTCTACTACAAAATATAGATTCGGTAAGAGGAATTAGTACTCTTGCCTTGGGAAATATCGCAAATCCATTTTCTGCAAATATCTTTGAAAACGTGGAACCAAGAAATTTTAGATTAGATTGGCCAATGCTACAACCTAAAAATAAAGAAGAATCTGATAATCTACGCGAAATCATAAATCTATTAAGATATTTTGCTTTACCAGAACCCGATGGATTATTGTTGAAGACACCGCATGAATTTGAGTTGGCATTTCTAGGAACCAATTATCTTTACTCTTTCTCTAGATGCGCGCTAACTAACATTGAAGTAAACTATGCGCCAAATGGTTTTAATGTGTTTACAACAGAAGATGCACCGCAGGCAGTTTCGCTTTCTCTTTCGTTTAAAGAAATATTCCCGCTAAACAAAAATGTCATTCTTAATTCTGGTGGGATTGCTATGAAACCAAATAAACTTGATATGTTTAGCCAAGATGCATCTCAGTCAGATAAAACTGTAGAAACACCTGTTTCTCAATCTAGAGCAGAAACCGAAGCTGAGATTAATCAATTAGTAAATGATTGGAAATTCAAATTTAATCAATTAGAAGCACTCAAAGAGGAAGAACGCACTATTTTAAGTGGTCCTGGTGTAAACGATCCGAATAGAGTCGCCAACATTAAAGCTCAAATAACTCAAGTTAAAGTAGACATGAATTTAATAGCAACAGAAGTTCAATCCCTACAAGCTAAAATTAACTACACGGATAGAACTGGAAAGAAATTAAAACCTCTACCATTCGTATAAGGTAAAAAAAGAAATGGCAAAGCAATATTTTAGCAATTTTCCACTGATACAGTATAATGGTGCTGTTCTTAGAAACATTATGTTGAAGTCCAACATCATCAAAGAATTACTTTTAGGGCAATCATTGTTTTACACTTACGAAGTTAAAGATGGCGAAAAGCCTTCTATGGTAGCGCATAACTATTATGGTTCTGTTGACTATGCTTGGTTAGTTATGATTTCTAATCAAATGATTGATCCGTACTTTGATTGGGTTCTGAGCGATGAAGAATTTCAAGAATTTATTGTAAAGAAATATGGTTCTATTACTGCAGCACAAACTTTAGTTGTTGAATATGCTGACAGCATATCTGATGAACGATATTCTCTAGATACATTTAACTATGTTTTTAGTGGTGATGATTTTGACGGCTGGCTTGTTCCTGTTTATGCTTACGACAAAGAATTTGATCTTAATGAACAAAAAAGAAACATTAGACTTATCGATAAAACATTTAGTAAACAAATTACTTTAGAGTTAGAGAAAAGTCTAAGAGGATAATATGGATACGAGTTTGAAGCCACATCTCATCGTGCAAAATAGCAATACAGTAAATGAATTTAGCTATTCTGTTGTTTTGAAAAAAGATAGGTCAGTAAAAGATGGCGTTGGTATCGCTACACTTATAAATTCTATATCATTAAAACAATCTTTGCTTAGATATTCTATTAGTTTAGAAGCATCGTTGGTAGATGGTATAAATTTGGTCGACGACGGCTTTTTATCTCTCGGTAGTGTCATAGAAGTAACACTATTCAAATTTCAAGATGATCCTATAGAAAACAAAATTATATTGAATTTTTATATTACAAACATAGAAAATTCAATTCAAACCACAACACAAAAAGAAAAGGTATATGATATTGTTGCGTATACTTTTCCTGCTGTAACGAACGCGTGGCCACTGATTAAGTTTTATCCAGAAGGCACACCTTCGGATGTCATCAAGCAAATCGTTGAGTCTAGGTTTGTTAAAAAGGATCCGCCAGATAGAGAAAAAATTGGCACTGGGGATGACTGGATTAGCAGCAAGAATATCATTAAAAATGGATTTATCTTCAATCAGATAAAGCCATTCGACGCTATATCTAGATTATTGTCTCAGTCGTTATCTTCTCAATCTGATGATAGCACATACTTCTTTTATCAAGATTATCAGGGTTTTAAGTTAAAAACTGCTAGATCTATTGCGAGCGACGCCAACAAACAAAGAGCATTCAGATATACGTTTTATCCAGAACGAAACAATACAGATCTTGATGCTAGTGTTGAAAAAGATTACTTCCGAGTATTGTATCTTTCTCAATATGAACACTCAAACTACTTTGATTTGATTGCTTCTGGTGTGCTTAGAAGTGAGATAATGTTAATCGATTTAATAAACAGAGAAGTTAAAACACCGACCAAAACATTTGAATATGAAAAAGATAGTAAAAACATATTCTTGCTAGGCAAGAACAGCGCGTTTGATACGAAATATCCAGTGTTTGCTACTAATGTCGATTTGAATCCACAAGGATTAAAATATGATTTTACACCAGCTTCGTATATTGCCGTATCCGAAAATGCTTGGGAACGTGATGATTATTTAGAAGAAAAATATCTCTATGCTCGCGCGCAAAGAGCATTGTTAGAACAAACCAAAATAACAATTGAAGTCTATGGTAATCCTTACATCAAACCAGGAGATATCTTAAATCTAAATGTTCCTGCTAAGAGTGGTATTACAGAAGACGAAAATTCAAATAGACAATCTGGCGACTTCATAGTTGGTGCTGTAAAACATAATATCAAAGGTACTATATTTCAAACTTATGTAGATTTGTATAAAGACGCATATGAAAAAGATTTGATAAATGGTGCACGATGAGAGATTTGACAAATACACCTTATGATGAATTCTACTGGTTTATTGGTGTAGTAGAGAATACTTTTGACGATCCTTTGCAACTAGGAAGAGTTCGTGTTCGCGCGTTTGGTTATCATCCTTCTTCGAAAGAACTTCGCGCCAAAGATTTACCGCTTGCGCCTGTATTAGATGGAGGAATCCAGCCTATTAAAAAAGGTCAAATGGTGCTAGGTTTCTTTATGGACGGAAGTTTGATACAACAACCATTTGTGCTAGGAACTATTAATGGCGCAACAAGCGGTAGTGGTATATTTGACTCTTTGAGAAAAGTAGGTGGCTCTGTAAAGAGTATATTAGAAGCTACAAAATCTGCCATCGAAGAATTATTTACTGATGGAGCACCAGACGAAGAATTCTGGTCTTTAGTTGCTATTTGTTCGCGCGAAGCGTTTGGTAATGATTTTCAAGGTTGCGCGGACGTAGCTCAAAGTATTTACAACAGAGTTGGCTCTGGCGCATATCAACAAAAAACTGTTAAGGGAATCATTACATCTCCTGGTCAATATGAGCCTACCTTTGCTAATCCGTCAGCATGGAAAGCGATTAAAGATATAGATACAGCTTTGATTGCTGTCAATACAGCAAAAGGTGGTCAGCTTGATAAGTCATATTTGGTTGCTGTCGCTAACGCTCTAACAGATTCAATCAAACAGAATTCTGCTGCTGCACATGTCGAAGGTCGAACAGATTTTAGAGGTGGACGAGCACAAGATTTAGTAAATGCAGTGCGTAGAAGTAGCATAAGTAATGATTTTGGTTTTAACAAAAACGGTAATTACAGAAAAAACGTATTATATCCAGTTCCATCATTTGTTTCAAAAGATAAGATACCAACTAGAATATGAGAGACTTAAAAAATACACCATACGGAAAGTTTATCTGGTTTGTCGGAGTTGCCGAAGATACTTTTTCAGACCCAACTCAACTTGGGCGCGTTCGCGTTCGAGCTATCGGATTTCATCCTTCGTCAGAAGTATTGCCGACTGAGAATCTACCACTGGCTCCTGTGTTGAATGGTGGCTCTGCTAAGATAAACGCAGGACAGATGGTTCTTGGTTTCTTTATGGATGGAGAATTATTACAACAACCATTTATTCTTGGTGTTATTAATGGTGGTGTTTCTTCGGCTTCCTATGCTGCAACAGGCGCAGTAAACAGACTAGAAGGTTCTGTTGAAAATCTTTCTGGTGTTAATTCTCCTGCTGCCAACAGACCAACCGACGGCTCGTGCCCACAACCAAAACAAGGACTTGTTAATTCTGCTGCAGCATGGTTAGGATATCAAGAAAGAACTGATAAGGCTTGTTTAATGAATCTGTTTAAGACAAGAGTAAATAGCGGAATAGATCCTTCTGTAACTCCGTGGTGTGGAGCATTTGTGGGTTCTATACTTTCTTCTCAAGGGTACTCATATCCATCAGCAGTTAATAGTTCTAGAGCATATGCTTCTCCGAAATATAACACTCACAGCAAAAATGGTTATGGAACAACTGTTTGGGAAAAAGGAACAAAAGAAAGTAAACTAGATGAAGCCAATATTCAAGTTGGTGATATCGCAGTATTCAAGCGAGGACCAATTTCCAGTGGTTTTGGCCATGTCGCGTTTGTAGCTCAAATAGGATTTCCAGGAAATCGTGTTGTTATTTTAGGAGGCAACCAATCAGATAAAGTCACACTGACTAAAAAATATGTCAGCGATTTGTTAAGTATAACTAGACCTCCTGGTAAACGACCAGAAACTTATGATACCACGGGTGTTGCTGTATCAACAGGAGGAAGTACAAGCTAATGGCTAACGTAATTAAGAGCGCAAAAGACCTAGTTAAATTTGACGCAGATACTACTGTCGCGTTAGATTTAAACATCAGCGCAACAGAATCTAAAGAACAAGTTTTAGCGAAAGCAAAAACAGAGTTTGATCAACTAGTAAAAAATGGTATCAAGCCAGAAAACATTGCAATCGTAGGAACTATTAGTCAATTCTCAGACATCAATAGCGCGTTGGAAACATTAAGTTCTGATCTCGGTGGTTCTTTTGGCGGAGCATTAGATTCGGTTTCTAATTTACAAACATATTTGGACGACATTGATAGTATTATCAAGAACAAAATAGATTTTACTAATATATCAAAACTTGCGAAGTTTCCTGATGATATACCAGTAAACGAAGCTCTAATTAAAAAATATGCCAGAAAGGTTCCAAAGCTGGATATGCTTGGAAACGAGCAAATTAGTTTCCCAGACACATTCTTAGCAGAAGAACGTCCGATTGATAGAAAGACTCCTCTTTCTGACTGGAAAGATAAAACAAAGTTATCTGTCGAGACTGCTGGCGGTGCCACCATTACAGAAAAAGCAAGCCAGTTCGCCGCAGAATACGGTAAGAATATTCTGGTAAAATCTAACACTGGTCATTTTATTGAGATGGATGATACTGAGGGTGTAGAGCGAATTAACATTCAACATAAGAATGGCGCGTTCATTACCATTCACCAAGACAAGTCCATTGTAATCCGTGGACAAAATGGCATACAGATTATTACCTATGCCAACAACGAACTATTCGTTGGCGGAAACATAAACATTACAGTGATTGGCGACACCAATATTTCTACAAACGGTAATACGAATATTGACACAGTCGGTGATGTAAACTGGAAAGTCGGTGGCAAATTTAATGTTGATGTTAAAGGCGATATTAATCTCAATAGTGGAGCTAGTATAAACCAAACTGCTTCTAAAGCAACAAACTTAAAATCAGGAAGTCAAACAATTCTTGATGGTTCTTCTGTTGAAGTTGGAACTGCTCTAAACGTAAAAGGTAGTACAAACCTTAAAGCTACTGGTAAAGATTCTCGTGGCGATAATCACAATCTTGCTGTTGGTGGCGGTGGCGCTGCGAATGCTTCCGACGCGCAAAAACTTGGCGATCCAAAGAAAAAAGAATACAAACTCGGTTCTTAAACGCTACTAAATACACTATAACAGCGGAGAATTTACATGAAAACTCTTAAAGACTTTATGGTTGAATTTACAGTTCCTGGATTTGAAGGGAAGAGAATCAAAGTCACCAAAAAACCAATTCGCATGATTAATGGTAAGTTAGCCAAAGCGTTTCCTGGAAGAGGAACTGAGGGCGATGGTCCAGATGGTTCAGCAGAAGGTAATGACGGTGGTAATGGTGATGGTGGTGACGGCGGAAATGGTGGCGAATAATGGCTTTCCGTAAAGAAAATCCAATCAAAGCGCCACCGACGTATAGCGATTTTAGCGCATCGTTTAGCAGAAACGTCATTACAAATGATGTTGTTAGGCTCACAGATCTAGACGCAGCAAAGAGATCTGTAAAGAATCTAATTATGACTGATAAATATGAAAGGTTATTAGATCCAAATCTTGGCGCTGGTGTTAGCGAGTTGTTGTTTGAGCAAATGACGCCACTAACCACAATTGCTTTGCGCGAAACAATTATTCAGACGCTTAAACAGTACGAACCAAGAATCAATATTGATACAGTTGATGTTACGCCAGATTATGACAGAAACACGTATTTTGTGAGCATTGCTTTCTCACTAATAAGAAACGAACAAGTAGGAACTGTAGAGTTCCTTCTAAACAGGATAAGATAAAATGTCGAATCAAGGATTTCTCACCACCACTGAATTAGACTTTGCTGCATACAAAGAAAGTCTAAAGACATATTTAAGTCAGCAAACTGAGTTTAGGGACTATGATTTTGAAGGTTCTAACTTATCAGTTCTGTTGGACTTATTAGCATACAATACCTATCACAACGCCATGTATCTCAACATGATTGGCAGTGAGATGTTTTTGGATACCGCGCAACTTCGCGACTCAATTGTATCTCACGCTAAAGAATTAAACTATACGCCAAGATCGCGCGCAGCTTCAACAATTGATGTCACTGTTACTGCGCAGCCAGCAAATACTCCAGACACAATTACTCTGCCACAGTATTACAGCATCAGAGGTACTAATGATGCTAATGAAACATACACATTTTCAACAGACGAAACTATTGTTTTGTATCGCTCAAACAACTACACCGTTTCTAATGTTTCTTTCCACGAAGGCAGCATTAAAACAGAAGCATTTGTTGCGAACTCTGCGAACAACCAAACATTTACTTTGTCTTCTAATACATTAGATACTTCTTCTATTACTGTTGAAATAAGAAACTCATCAACAAATACCACAGCAGTGGCGTGGAGCAAAGCCACTGACTTGTTTGGTTTGAATGCAAATAGCACAGTATTTTTTGTTCAGGGTGCTGACGAATTTAAGTATGCTGTTTCGTTTGGTAACGGTGTTTCCAGTAAGAAATTGACAGCAGGTAATATTGTTTTAGTTACATACAGACAAACTGCAGGCGAAGATGGTAACGGATGCGGTACGTTTACTTCTATCAGTTCTGCTGATGGTTTTTCTTCAAATACATTTTTGTTATCTACTACCGAAACTTCAGCTGGTGGCTCGCAAGCGGAAGATGCTGAATCAATTCGTTATAATGCGATTCGCGGATTTACAGCGCAGAACAGAGCTGTTACTGCTGAAGACTTTATTTCTTTAATCAAGGCAAACTACCCTTCGATTGAAACTGTAATCGCCTACGGTGGCGAAGAGTCAGTTCCAAAATTATATGGAAAAGTTATTATCTCTGCTAAACCAGTTGGCGGAGAAATGCTTTCTTCTAGCATAAAACAAAGCATCTTGACTTTCTTAGAAGATAAGACACCAGTATCGATTGAACCATTAATAGTTGATCCTGAGTATTTGTATCTTGATATTATTTCTCGCGTCAAGTACAACATAAGCGCCACAACAAAAACACCATCTCAATTGGTGTCAAATGTTATTACTGCCATCACATCTTTTAATACAAGTTATCTATCAGACTTTGGCTCTGATTTAAGGTTCTCTAAACTGTCTGCTGCTATTGATGCTGCTGATGTATCAATCATTTCAAACGATACACAAGTTCGTATTTCTAAGCGCATAACTCCTACTCCTCTTGTTAGCTTTTCTTCTAACTGGAGTTTTGAAAATCGATTACATGATGAAGATATAAGATATGTTTTACCAGTTGGCCATGAACCAATCGTATCTTCAACCGCATTTGTTTATGACAAATATACTGCTTATATTAATGACAATGGTGTTGGAACTCTTTATATTTACACCATAAATAATGGTAATACTACAGTTCTAAATAATAATGTCGGTACAGTAAATTATGAAACAGGCGAAATTAAAATTACAAATTTAATTGTTGATTCTTATGATACTGACAGTATTAAAATATACGCAAGAACTGAAAATGCTGATATTGATACGCTAACAAATAAAATATTACTAATTGATAACGAAGATATTTCTGTCGTTGTAACTGGAATTCGCATCTAATGAAAGACCTTGAGAAGTTAATTTCTCCACTCATTGAAAGTCAGTTTCCTTCTATCTACCGAGAAGAAGGACCAACTTTCGTTGCATTTGTTAGAGCATATTTTGAGTGGTTAGAACAAACTAATCAAGTAATCTACGACGCTCGTCGACTACCAACTTGGCGCGATATTGATACTACTCTTGATGAGTTCGTAGATTATTTTCGTAAAAAATACATGCATGGTATTCCGCTTGATGTTGCTGCAGATAAACGTCTTCTACAAAAACACATCAAAGAATTATACTCTTCTAAAGGCACAGAACGTGGTTTAGAATTATTATTCCGCGTTTTATTCAACGAAGACATTAACGTCTATTCTCCTGGAACAGACGTAATCCGTGCATCTGATTCACAATGGCTTGTTCCAAGATACTTGGAGCTAGAATATAATGCAAACATTGCATCATATATCGGTAAAACGATTACTGGTCGCATTTCTGGGGCGACAGCTTTCGTAGATGATTATAAAGTATTTGTAACTGGTAATCAGCGCCACGATATTTTGTATATTACTGACATTGTCGGAACATTTGCGGCAGATGAAGAAATTATCAATTTAGATGTAATAGACGACTTGGGCATCGAAGTTACAGATAGTCCAAAAGTTTACGGATCACTTTCTAGCATTCAAGTTCTCGGTAGCTCTCCTGGTTTTTCTCTTGGTGAACTCGTCAACGTTGTTGGCGGTGATGGTGTAAATGGTCAAGCCATTGTAACTGGTCTGCAAAGACTACAAGGTGTTGTAACTTTTGACATTAGAAATGGTGGTACAGGTTTTACATTAACTGCTTCTGAAACAGTTACACCATCACTAGGCGAAACGCCAACCAGCGTTGCGTCTTTTGATGTTGGATCATTAAGCAATACAAGCACAATTGACTTGACTTCTACGCCAATTACTAACGCGCTTAGTATTCAAATTAATGCTGCAGCCCCAGCTTATACTGCATTTTCATCAAATACATCTGCAACATATTTGACTGCGTTTAATGGTATTTTTACATTAAACACCTACACTTATGGTACAATTGCTACATTAACAAATATTAATCCTGGTGGTGGTTATCAAGCAAACGTAAACGTAGCAATCGTCGATAATTTAATTTATCCGCTTCGTCTGTCTGATGGAGCTGGCGGATTCCTCGGTTTCAATGCAAATATTGCTGGCGTTTCTGGTAGTGGTCCTGGTGCTGTTTCTACTGTATCCATCTATAATTCTGGTGTTGGCTACACTAACAATACGACTGTTTCGCTAACAAGTGTAACGAATGCTTCGCATGTTGCAACAGGTACAATTGATTATCTTGGTCAGGGTAAGGGCGAAGGATTCTTTAAATCTACTCGCGGTTTCTTAAACTCTGACAAGTATATTCACGACAATTATTATTACCAAGAATATTCATACGAAGTTCAAGCTGTTACTGCGTTTAACAAGTATTCTAGCATTCTTCGTGATTTGTGGCATCCAGCTGGTATGGAAAGATTTGGTAGAACTGTAATTCAATCTGTTCCTGTTTCTCGTGGAACCACCCTAGAAGCTCTAATTGATTATCTAGAAACTCAGTATCTAACTTCTACTTCTACAACACTTACGACTTCTACTGGTGTTACAACAAGCAGATTTACAGAAACTGCTGGCGCGACTACAATTGCGACGGAGTATCTAACCACATCTGCATATGGAACTTCGTTCTTGACAAAGCGCGAAACTGCTATCGATACCACATTCGAAACAGCAATTTCGACCTCTACAACAACTGCATTTAGCACGTTAATTACTACTGCCACTGCAATTAATACTGCTGTAGGAACAATTGTTTATACAAGCACAACGTATGCTGGCCAAGAAGCTAGAGATACAGCTACGACTAAGAGTACAGCTACAGTATATGATACTAGTAGAAGCACTAAATTTGCTACTGCGTATGCGACTGGCACATCTAAAACAACTGCTACCAGCTACGGTACTCTAAGCGGTGTTGCTGCTACTAACTTCCAAACATCTGTTGTAACTAACTTCTTCACAACAACTGTGTTTGATACAAGTATAACTGCAGATACAACATTTACAACTTCCGCTAGTGAAACTGGATTTGTCAATCAAAATGCTGCGATAGCGGATGCTGCTGCGAAAGGATTTACATTTGATGATTGTATTTTCCTTAATGACGCTCCTCCTGGAGTCTGGTCTTACTCTTGTTCAAAAGAAGTTACAGTATCAGAAACTTCTGCTTTTGCCACGTCTAGAAGCACAGCTATCAACTCAAGTTATTCTACCACATACGATACAATTTTTAATACCAGTGGCGGAACTCTAGTCAATACAACAATTAATACCACTACCAATTACAATACTGATACTACGATTGATACAACTCGTACTACAAAATTTGATACTAGTGTGTCCACAACAACAACGTATGACACAAATACGTTAGTAGATACAGCCATAACAATTGATACTCTACCAGTAACTGCTACTGTTACCAGCTACTTTACAAATACGACCACCACGTTTGATACTAAGATCTCTACAGACAGTGGTGCTGGTACAATAGTTCAAACTGCATATGCGACGACCAGAGCCACTCGAACTGCTGGCGTAACAACAACTGTATTCTTAACAGCGTACGCAACAAAGATTGCGACTACAACTGCGTATGCTACTTCAAAAGATACCACAGTCGACACGCAGAAGTTTACTGGCACGACATTTATGACAAATCTGTTGACTACTATCAACACGATTTATGATACTTCGTTCCAAACTGAGTTTGCAACTTTTTACAATACCAAGTTCAAAGACACGACTTTAGACACAGATGTAACTACGCTGACAAATAAACAAACTGATATCATTACTAAGGTTGCGACGTCGCGTCCAACAGATGTTCAGACATATTTTACAACTGGCGAAGTATTGACAACAGTTGCAACTTCTTATGCAACTAATAAAGATACTTCTAAGTCGACAGATACATTTAAGCAAACTGCGCTTGGTACAGCATATTCAACTGCAGTTTCAACGGAAACAGGTACTTCAAAATCTACAAACACTACAACTGAATATTTGTCTGATACAAATTATAGAACTGCTAAGTACACCGATTCAGCATTTGCCACTAATTTTTTAACAGCGACTGCGTTGTATACTTCTACAACGATTGATACTAAGTTTGCAACTCAAACGTCAAAATCTACTGCATATGGTACTGGTAAAACGACCACGACTGCATACGATACAACAACGACATTTGCCACTGCAACAAATAAATCTACGTCATCAGTTTTTGACACTATAACTGCATATGCTACATCGACTAATAAATCTACAACAAGTACATTTAACACAACGACAGCATATGTAACTGCTACCAGTAAATCTACAACTTCTGTGTTTAATACTCAGACCATATTTGATACTGCCATTGCGACCACTACTGTGTTTAATACCGACACAACTATTGCGACTGCAACGTTGGTTTATACAGACACAAATCGTTCTACTAAGCGTCTAACTAACTCGGTTTACGATACCTCGACAGCGTATGCTACGACGACTTCTTACACTACGAAATATGATACTGCTTTTGATACGTTCTTTAGCACTAATACTTCAAAGATTACCGAACGCGATACTTCTACAAGTAAAGAAACTTCTGCTTCAACGGCAACAAGTAAACTAACAACTACTGGTAGCGGTGCGTTTACTTCTACAACATATAATACTACGTTTGATACAGCATATCAAACTGTTTTCTCAACACAAACTTCTGCTTTAACAGCAACAAGTAAGTCAACTGATACGACTGGCGCCACTTCAAAAGCAACGGCGACTTCAAAATCAACGACCACGTTGTTTAATACAACTACTGTGTATGGTACAACAATTGAAACTAATACTACTGGTTCGACCACTAAGTCTACAAGCACCAGTGCTCAAACAAGTAAAGCCACAGAGACAACCAAAGAAACGTCAAAATCTACTGACACCACGATCTCTACTGCGTTTAATACAACAACGACGTATCTAACACAAATTGGTACTAATAGATTTACCAGTACTTCGAGAAGCACGACGACGACGTTCAATACAGCATACGCAACAACAACTGCATATGATACGACTACAACTTTCTTGACTGTATTTAACACCACAACAACGTTTAATACTACAACAACGTTTGATACAACGTTTAATACTACAGGTTCTACGTCTAAATTAACTTCTAAGACGACAGGGACTTCTAAGTCTACTTCGACTTTATATGATACTGCGTATGCCACTACGACTGTGTTTAACACTACAACTGCATACTTAACGTTGTTTAATACAACTACCGCGTTTAACACGACAACAACGTTTAACACTACGTTTAATACATCTGCAGCAACAAGTGCGACGACTTCTAAAGCAACGAGTACTTCTAAATCTACAACTACGATTTATGTTACTGCATATGATACCACTTTTATCGATGCAGAAACTAAAGAAGAGGTTACAATAGAAACGGGTAGGAGTACTTCTAAGTCGACTACGACTGTGTTTAATACAACGACAGCATTTGTAACTGCATATAATACTACGTTTGACACTACAAATTCTACATCTAAGTCTACTGCTACTTCGAATTTAACTGGAACATCTGCTTCGACTTCTAAGTCGACTTCTACCAGCAAATCAACAGATACCACAATTGGTACTTCTAGATCTACCACGACGTTGTTTGATACAACTACGACTTATGTGACCACGTATGATACAACGTTTGATACTGTGGTTTCTACTTCTAAAGCGACTTCTACTTCTAAAGCGACAGAAACAGCTGCTTCAACTTCTAAGTCTACTGGAACCAGCAAATCAACCGATACCACAGTTAGCACATCTAAGGCAACAACTAGCGTGTTCGATACTTCGACTGCGTTTGAAACTGCATATGATACTAACAAAGCGACTGCCACTTCTCGTACTACCGCATACGCGACTACGACTGGTTTCGCTACAATCTATGCGACGCTAACAACTTATGCTACTGTGTTTGATACCACAACCGCATTCAATACAGTGTTCGCCACGGCTTCGACATTTGATACTTCTGCGCTAACTGGAACAAGTAAATCAACTTCTTCTGTGTTTGATACTACGACTGCGTTTAATACAACGTTTGCAACATCAACTATATTCGATACAGTTACATTGTTCCAAACAAATACTGCGCGCGACACCGCCATTAGCACAACTGGATCAACGAGCAAGTCTACTTCAACTTCTGCGCTAACCAGCACAGTATTCAATACATTAACATCATATGTTACAGTTTACAATACTCAGTCATTATTTGATACAGTATTCTTAACTACAACAAGTAAAGGAACTACGTTCGAAACTACGAAAGGAACATCGAAGTCTACTGATACTACCATAAATACAGCAACGATTGTTCAAACTGATTCAACTTTCTCGACAGTATATGAAACAATTTCTATTTACGATACTGCTACTGCATATTCGACATCAACAAGCAAGTCGACTGATACTAAGATCGCTACAAATATAGCGACTGCGACTTCGAAGTCGACTTCGACTGTATTTAATACAGATACTGCTATTGATACCGCTACGACCAAGTCTACCAGCACGGTATTTGATACTGATACCACCAAGATCAGCGCAACTGTTGCTTCTACTTCTACAGTATTCAATACTGATACAACTAAGTCTACTGCCACAAGTAAATCGACATCGTCAGTTTATGATACGACAATAACAACAGCGTATAATACTGATACCAGTAAATCAACGACTTACGCAACTCAGACTAAGAGCCTAACAACTATTGTAACCACTTATGATACAGCTTTAAATACTACAATTTCTACCAACAAAGAAACATCAACAACTAAAAATACAACTTTTGATACGAAGTTCTATACAGATACGCTGTTTAATTTGACTGGAACTGTGTTGAATGCTACGCAATATACAACAGCGATTTCTACTAAGTTTAATACTCAGAAGTCTACATCAACCGCTATAAATACTTCGTCAGCCACTGCTTATGTAACAGTTGTTGATACAGATACCGTTTTTGACACTGTCATTGACACAGTGCTAAACACAAACCCATAAGGTACATAAATGAGTAAGCTATTATCTAAATTCAAAAGAAATACAATAGATGAGTTTATCAATTCTGTTGATAATCAAAAAGTTTCTGCTCTCGCTATTAGCGCAGCTGGTGGCAGTTATGTCAACGCAGAAACAGTTAGCTTATTCGGTGGAACTACGTTTACAGTCACTGTCAATGCCACCGCCAATGTTACAGCAGCTACCCTAGTCACCAAAGGTGTTTATAACAATAATGTTCCTAACTCTGCCATCTACGCGACTGGCGGGAGTGGTACTGGTCTAAGAGTCAACGTTTCTTTCGAAAACGAAAATAACTTTTATGTGTTTGTTGGTAAACAATCTGAATATCCAACGAGCGATGTTTCAGCTGAAGTAGAGTCAGAAACTGATTCCTTCTATGATATCTGGAACGAAATGATGTTTGGTAAAAAAGCCAACTTCAAACGAATGGTTCCAAAATACACATGGACCACTAGCACAGTTTACACTCAATATGACGATCAGGCTGAATTAAAAGATACTGACTTCTTTGTTATTACTGATACACGTGACGTGTTCAAATGTATTTCAAACAATGGTGGCGCAAATTCTACTATAAAACCAACAAAGAGCGCGACCTACATTGGAACGCCATTTCAAACAGCAGACAATTACAAGTGGATGTACATGTATAATGTCGCTCAATCTGATAATCTAAAGTTTACAACAAACGAATATATCCCTGTAACACCAGACGCGATCGTTGCTAACGCAGCAGTAGATGGCGGAATATTTCATATTATTGTTGAAGCTTCTGGTGCAGATTATCCGAATCATACTGGTGCGATTACAACGACTGGCAATAACAATGTAGTAATTATTGCAAACACAGCTAATACAACTTCGAACTATTACAGAGATAGTGCGATTACTGTCACAAATACTAGCGGAAATACATTCGTTCGTAAGATTGGTACATCTAATACAGCATATGGTATTACAATTACTGACTCGTTCCCAGCTGGATTCTTATCAAATACCTGTACATATTCTATTGGTCCATTGTTAACAATTACTTCTAGAACTGGTAGTAATGCTTCTGCATATGCTGTAATGAATTCAACAACTGGCGCAATTACTCGCGTAAACATGGCACAATATGGTACTGGCTATAAAGATGCTACTGTCACTGTAACTGCTGGAACCAACCTTGGCTCTGGCGGTGAATTGAGAGCAATTATCTCTCCAGATGGCGGACACGGTAGTGATGTTTATGACGAATTATATTGTGATGCACTTGGCGTACATTGTTTGTTTGACGAGTACGTTGGAGCCAATACTTTTAACGCAGACGTGACTTATAGAACTGTTGGTTTGTTAAAAAATCCGACATATTCTAACGGAACTTTATATGCTGCAAACACATTTAATCAATTATGCACTATAAATATAACAGGTTCTGGAACAGGAACTTATGCAAATGGTGAAGTGGTAACAGGTAGTATTTCTACCGCTTCTGGTAGATACGCATTTGCTAACTCATCAGTCATGTTGCTAACTGGCGTCAATGGTACGTTCCAGTCTGGTGAAGTTCTACAAGGTGCTAATGGCGCGCAACGAATCACTTCTAGTGGAAACACTGCTGCAAACTTAGCTATCTATTCTGGTGATGTTTTATACATTCAAAATATTCAAGAAGTTTCTCGTTCTACTTCAAATAAAGAACAAGTTAAATTAGTAATAAGATTCTAACGGAGCGAATTAATGTCAGCTGATATTGCAAACACAACTCTAGCGTCGGCACCATACTATGACGATTTTGATGAAACCAAAAAGTTTCATCGAGTATTGTTTAGACCATCATTTCCAGTTCAAGCTAGAGAATTAACTCAGCTTCAAACTATTCTACAAAACCAAATCGAACGATTTGGCGATGGCGTGTTCAAGCAAGGCAGTATCATTAAGGGCTGTGCTCCGACAGTAATTCCTGATGCTGTATATGTTGCTGTTCCTGATTCTAATACTACATTTAATGCTTCTAACACTTCTTATGTTGGCGCTATTCTTTATGGCGCTAACTCTGGCGTTCAAGCTAGAATTCTAAAAGGCGAACTTGGCTTTGCTGCATCCGCAGAACCATCAAAGTTTTTTGTAAAATATACTTCTACTGGTAAGAACGGTATTAGCGGATTCCAAGAAGGCGAATCTATTGTAATTTATGGCGAAGATAAATCTTATCTCGGAACATCAGTCATTACTGTTGCTAATGCTACCAATTTTGCTGTAAATGGTCGTATTAGAGGTACAACTTCTGATGCTCGTGGTTTAATCACAGCTGCCAATACTACCTCTAACGAAATTACTATTACTAATGTTAGAAAAGATTTTACTGTTGGAGAAACAATTCAACTTCTATCTAACACATCTGTAAGTACGACTGTATCTGCAATCGAGCTTAATTTTAGCAATAATCTAGCAAACACAACTATTCTTACAACTCCTGGTGATAACAGATATACTGGCGTTGGTAATGCTTATGCTCTAAGCGTCTCAGAAGGTATTGTGTATCAAAAAGGTTTCTTCGTAAAGACAGATACACAAACTCTAATTCTAAATGCTTCGGCTGGTGGTCCTTCTGCTGCTAATGGTATTATCGTTGGTATGGAAACAACCGAAACGATAGTAGACGAATTTGCTGATTCTTCGTTGTATGATAACTCTGCTGACTTATCAAATGGCGCAGCTCCTGGCGCACACCGACTAAAACTAGAAACTAATTTCGTTTCTTATGCGAAAACTGCACTTCCTAATACTGAAGTATTCTTTGCTGTGGCTGAATTTGGTCCAGACAATATTCTAAGATGGAATAACACTTCTGTTGGTGGCGCAGTTGGCCAAGAAATGGCTCAGCGTACATATGATGAGTCAGGTCACTATACTGTAAAAGACTTTACCATTACTTCTAAACCATCCGCCAATACTCAAGAATTCTACTATGACATCGGTGCTGGTAAAGCATATGTTCGTGGTAATGCTGTTGACTTTAAGTCAAACCAAGTATTGAGTTCTCGTCGCGGTGTTGATACTGAATCACCAGTACAACAAATTGTTTCAATGAATTATGGTAGCTACATTCCTGTTGAAGAACTTCGTGGATATTTCCCAGCTGACCAATCGGCTTCAGTAAATCTATATGATTCATTCCAGAATGCTATTACTGCCAGCTTGAATTCAACAAGTTCTGCTACTGGTACTGTTATTGGTACAGCTAATATTCGTAACCTAGTTTATGATACCGACAGCGCAGACAAAGGTGCTCCATTAGCACAATACAACATGTATCTGTTTAATGTCAAGATGAACGAAAATCAAAACTTTAATAAAGTTCGTTCTATTGTATATGCCAATACTGCTAATGCGTTTGCTGACGTTGCTGTTTCGCAACTCGCTAACTCTGTTTACACTGCTACTATTTCTGCCAACGGTGGTGGATATACAAATGGTGACATTGTTACAGTAAGTGGTGGTCTTGGTGACTCTGCGACTGCACTTATAACGGTAAACAATGCTTCAGGCAACGTCACATCTATTTCTCTAATTCAGGGTGGTAAATATACTGCCAATCCAACATTGTCTGGCGCTGCTGTTACAGGCGGTTCGGGTACAGGCTTAACTGTAAACTTAACTATTGATGGGTTTGTCGATCCTAAGCTAGAAGCTACTGACTACACAGCCCTCGTATTTGGTTTAACGAATCGCGCTGTCAGAGATCTAAGAAATGAACAAGGCGATTCTGATACCGAGTTCTATTACAATGCTTCTATTGATGCTTCCCTAGCAAACAATGGTACTACAACTATCAGCTTAACCGACGGTGGTTCGTTCTTTGGCTTCTCAGATAACACCGATTTCTCTGAAGAAAAAGTAGATATCGTTCTTACTGGTGCAGCTCTAACGACTGTAAATCTAAGTGGTACAGTTTCTGTTGCTAACTCTACTACAACCACCATTACTGGAACTAGCACATTCTTCCAGCGTGATTTTGTTGTAGGTGAGAAGATTACAGTAGCAGGAAATACTGCAGTAATCGTAAACTCGATCGTAAGTAATACTACGATGACAACAAGAACTGCTCACGGTGCAGCTGCTGTAGCAAATACCTATGCTCGTTTCCACGAGAAAGGTTCTATTATTAGTTTGTCTACAAGCAACAGAACAATTGCGTTAAACTCAACTCTACAAAGTTTAACTGTTGATCTTGGACCTGACTTTACTGCTTCTGGCGCGACAGCTATTAAAGTTAATGCTTACGCTAGAAAGTCTAACGCTCGCCCAATCGCCAAAGAAATTAAACGCAACCAATTAGTCCGTTTCTACAATGGTTCGCTTGCTGGTGCTATTGCTACTTCAGGAAATACTGTAACTGGTACTTCTACTGCATTTAGTACCGATTTCAAGGTTGGTAACTATATTAAAGCAAATGGCGAAACTAAGAAAGTTACAGCTATCGCCAACACAACCCAACTTTCTGTAGATACTGCATTCTCTACAAGTCTATCAGCTAATACTTACGAGATCGTTCATCCTTATGGATTTAATCTTGGTGTTCCAGACGTGCTTAAAATTAACCGCGTCTCAAAAACTAAAGATTTAAACTCAGATAACAATCAAGCTGTTAGCGATATCAAACAATTCTTTACATACGATTTCGGTCAGCGTGATACGCACTATGACCACGCAGTTCTATATCCTAAATCTACTGCTAATCTTTCAAACTCGTATCTAATCGTTGACTTTGATTGTTTCGCTGCTAATGCTACTCTTGGTAAAGGCTTCTTCTCGGTTGAGTCTTATAGCGTAAATGACGCTATCGGCGCAAACACTTCGCAGTATGTAAGGACTTGGGAAATTCCTTCTTACTATTCTGCTACACGCAACCGTCGTTTTGCTTTGCGTGATTCTATTGATTTCCGTCCATATCGAGCAAATACAGCGAACTTGACTTCTAATGCTTCGGCAACAACAGTCAACCCACCGCCAGCGACACTGTTTAATTCAGGTACAACTGATTACAATCCATATCCTGGTCAAAACTTTGAATGTAATCTAACTTATTATCTACCTCGTCGTGATGTTGTTGTTCTAACT